TCTTTTTATAGTGCAAGGAAGAGGCTGTTACCAGACAGCCGAACTTGACAGCTTAGAGGTGGTACTCAGGCATGGCTGCTGAAAGGCGTTGTGTCACATCACTCTACCGAGTGGAAGTTGGTTCTTGGCTCATTAGAACAGGTATCTGTGTAGCCGAGTTGGGGGTGTACCCAAGTCCCTCCTATTTCGCATATAATTTTGAAGATAGAGGTAAAACTCTTATAAATAATAATGATACCGATTATACAGGTAACACAAATACGAAATACGATTAATACAAGGAGAAAAATATGGATTTCGATACATTAAAAAGCTCGTCAAGTAACTTTGACAAACTCACAAAGGCTCTGGAACAAAACCTAAATCCAGAAGACCAATCAAACAAAAACAAATATCAGGACGATAGATTTTGGAAACCTGAGATGGACAAAACAGGTAACGGTTATGCTGTTATCAGATTTTTGCCTGCTGTATCTGGTGAAGATATGCCATGGCAAAGAGTTTGGTCTCATGCCTTCCAAGATAAAGGTGGCTGGTATATTGAGAACTCATTAACAACTTTAGGCCAAAAGGATCCTGTGTCAGAAGAAAACACAAGATTATGGAATACAGGTGTTGATGCTGATAAAGAAATTGCTCGTAAGAGAAAAAGAAAACTCTCTTATTACAGCAATATCTATGTCGTAAGTGACCCAAAACATCCAGAAAACGAAGGCAAAGTATTTCTTTATAAGTTTGGTAAGAAAATCTTTGACAAGATTACGGAAGCGATGCAACCAGCATTTGAAGATGAAACACCAATTAATCCATTTGATTTTTGGAAAGGTGCAAACTTCAAATTGAAGCTTCGTAAAGTTGATGGATATTGGAACTATGACAAGTCCGAGTTTGAGGGTGTTTCGCAGATTGCAGAAACAGATGACCAAATCAAAGCGATTTGGAGTAAACAGTACCCTCTAAAAGACTTTGTTGACCCAAGCAATTTTAAGACCTATGATGAACTCAAAGAGAAACTGAATAGGGTTATTGCAGGCGGACAACAAAGCACGGAAACTGTGGAATCGGCAGACCTCCCGCCTAGCCAACCACAGGCTCCAATGAAAAGTGCTGAAGTCGCTCTACCAAAGTCAAGTGATGTGATGGATTCAGATGATGATGATACACTAGACTACTTTAGTAAATTGGCTGAGGAAGAGTAAATCTCTCCGCTTCAGGTAAACTTTAGCCCACCTACCGAAAGGTAGGTGGGTTTTTTATTGGAAGAACATATAAATAGTCATATGGCTAAGACAATATTTGACCCATTAGTAGATTTACAGAATAATAAATTGCGTAGTGCCTCATGGTACAGAAACGCAGTTTCCCTTATTGCCGATAGAATAAGTCGTAGAAAATTGATGTCCGAAGGCAGATTAAATGCACGACCTAGTATAGGCCGTATGAATATGTTTGTCTATGACCCTAAATATAAACAAACTTTACCTTTTTATGATACATTTCCTTTAGTGTTACCACTAGAGCCAATAAGAGGTGGGTTTATGGGTTTGAACTTTCATTATTTACCTTACCCATTGAGATTTAGATTATTAGAGAGATTACAACAATTTACTACAAACAATAAATTTGATAGTACAACAAAATTGTTAGCGAGTTATGATGATGTTAAGAGTATTAATTTAATTAGACCAGCAATTAAGAAATATTTGTATAGTCATGTACAGACAGAATTTAGAAGAATTGATGCAGACGAAATGGCTATCGCAGTATATTTACCAGTAGCAGACTTTAAGAAAAGAAGTATTGGTTCTGTATTTGCTGATAGTAGGAGAAAAATCTAATGGCTAAATTAGGCGACCCAACAGATTTCAGTTATAGAGTAAACAAAGTTTTAAAAGTAATTGATGGTGATACTATTGATGTTATATTAGATATGGGTTTTGATATTCTATACAAACAAAGAGTTAGACTATTTGGTATTGATACGCCAGAAAGTAGAACAAGAGATAAGGTAGAAAAAGTATATGGCCTTAAATCAAAAGAATTTTTAAAAGAAAATTTAAAAAAAGCAAAAAAGATTTCAATTAAAACTTACAAAGGCGATGAAACAGGTAAGTTTGGAAGAATACTTGGTGATGTATGGATTGATGGTAAATCAGTAAATCAATTAATGTGTAATAAACATCATGCTGTCGAATACTATGGTCAGAATAAACAATTAGTTGAACAGGCACATTTAAAGAATAGGAAAAAATTAGATGGCAATTCTTAGAGGCGGTAGACGAATAGGTCCTTTTGATATAAGACTTGGTCTTCCGAGAGATAGGTCTTTAGATGATATTGAAGGCGACCCAAGGTTAAAACGAACACAAGGTGGTAATCCTGAATCTACAATTGGTAGAGTTATGGGTGCTATCGCACAAGGTGAGGGTTTTGCTAGGCCAAATAGATTTCTAGTTGACTTTGTTATGCCAAAAGGTGTTAGTGTTGATAGTGTTGGTGAAGACATATTGTTTTGGGAAGAAATAAAAGATATTACACAAAGCGGCCAACTTTCAGAACAAAGTGAAGTTAGACGAGGTTTAAGAGCATTTGTAGAATCAATTGAAATGCCAGGTCGAAACTTAAACACAACAGATTTTAGAACATATGGACCAAAAAGAGAAATTGTATATGGCCATAGTTATTCAGGTGAGGTTACACTTACTTTTTATGCAGACAAATTTTTAAGACAAAGAAGTTTCTTTGAATTATGGCAAAAGGCAGCCTTTAGTGAAAATACCAACAATGTCAATTTTTATGATGAGTATGTTGGCGCAATTAGAATTTATCAATTAGGCGCATTTGCTGAAGAAAACGATAGAGATAGAATTTCTTATGGTGTACACTTATTTGAGTGTTTTCCAAAAGCTATAAATGCAGTTAACTTTAATCAAGGTTCAAATGATGAGATACACAAGATTAGTGTTACAATGGCATTTAGAAACTGGCAGAACTTAACATTATCACAAGTAAATAACTTTACTGTAGGTGGTGGATTTAAGAAACCAGATGTTATAGCGAGAGATAGAGGTTTGATTGGTAACTTCATAAATAAATTGCCGCCTGAACTGAGAAGAGCAGGCCGTGATGCGGTGAATGTTATCAAACAAAGAGTACCAATTGGTGCGGTGACTGGTGGAAAAGTATTCCCACCATTCTTATAATATAAAAAAGGAGTAAATTATGGCATTACCAGTAGCCAATACGGCGAAATATGAATTGACTTTGCCATCACAACAAAAGACAGTTTCTTTTAGACCTTTTCTTGTAAAAGAAGAAAAGATTTTATTAATGGCCATGGAATCAGGTAACGCTGGTGAAATGTTAAACGCTGTTAAAGACATTGTTAAGAATTGTACTTTTGGTGAAATCGTTGCTGAAGATTATCCTATGTTTGACATTGAATATGTATTTTTACAAATTCGTGCCAAGTCAGTTGGTGAGATAGCAAAAATTAAAGTGTTATGTCCTGACGACAAAAAAACATATGTTAATACTGAAGTAGATTTATCAAAAGTAGAAGTTTATGTTGATGATGACCACGCTAATAATGTAATACTTGATGAGAGTAGAAAATTAGGAGTTGTTCTGAAATATCCTTCATTGAAAGATGTCAATGAGAATATGATGACAGGTAAAATCAAGCTTGATGAGATGTACGATATGATTACCAACGCTATTGAAACAATATACGAGGGTGAGAAAGTATATCAAGCAAAAGATAGTACCAAAGAAGAACTTAGAGAATTTGTAGATAATCTAACGGCAGACCAAATGAAGAACTTAAATAAGTTTTACAATACAATGCCTAGGTTAGAACACAAAATCGAAGTAGAAAATCCTAATACAGGTGTGAAGAGCGAAGTCGTTTTGAAAGGGCTGGCCGATTTTTTCGTATAGCCCTCTCACATGATAATTTAACAAATTATTATGAAACGAATTTTGCATTGATGCAACATCATAAATATTCTTTAAGTGAATTAGAGAATATGCTACCATGGGAGAGGGAAATCTATATTAGTCTGTTAGTGAATTACCTCAAAGAAGAAAAAGAGCGTAGAGAACGAGAAAAACGGAGATAATATGGCGGAAGAACCGATTAAAAAGACAGTTAATATCGACTTAGAAGTTGATACATCTGTTAAGGACTTAGGTCCTAACCCCTATGCTAAATTAATACATTTAGCGAGGGCAGTTGATTCTTGGAGAATATTTCCAAGAGTATTCATTTCAACTTATATTTACTTACTATACAAAGTAGTAATTTGGTATATGAACATTCCTGCTCCTACTATGGAACAAAGTGGGTTAGTCAGTATCGTAGTTGGTGCTGGTGC